GACCATCACGACGAGCGACCCGACTGCCACGATGGTGCAGCTGGTGGCCAAGAAGCTGGCGTGTGCCACGAAGGTGAGCAACGAGCTCCTGGCCGACAACGCCATTTCGGTTGCGTCGTGGCTCGCCCAGGAATACGCCACCTCGCTGTCTGCCGCCATTGACGATGCGGCGTTCAACGGAACCGGAACTAGCACCTACGGCGGCATCCGTGGCCTGGCCCAGATTGACGATGGCACGCACACCGCGTCGATTCAGTCGGCGGCAACCGGCAACACCACGATTGCCAGCCTGGACATTGATGACTACCTGGCCTGCTTGGCAAAGCTTCCCCGCTACGCCATCGGCACCTCGGCGTGGTACATGCACCCGAGCGTCTACCACAACAGCGTGCAGCGCATGATGCTGTCGAGCGGCGTGGCTGGCAGCGGCACCATCGGTGCCCTGTCCGGCGGCAACACGGCGGCCAACCTCGCCCAGGGCACGCCTAACACGTTCCTTGGCCTGCCCGTCGTGTGGGTGCTCAAGATGACTGCGGCCCCCACCACCGGCACCATCGCTGCCTACGTTGGCGACCTGTCGCTGGCCGGCATCATGGCGGTGAAGTCCGACATGCAGGTTGCGACGAGCACCGATCGCTACTTTGAGGCTGACCAGACTGCCTTCCGTGCGATTCAGCGGCTCGACATCAACGTGCACTCGCTCGGCTCAACCACCGAAGCCGGCCCGGTTGTGGCCCTCAAGCTCGCCTGAACCTGACTCACCCTTCCCTGGAGAACTTTGAACCATGAACCATGCCAGCGGTAATAAGAGCGTGACGAAGGCTGCGGCGAGCGTCGCGGCTTCGGCCACGCACTCGCACGAGATTGACACGCTAGGTTTCAAATATGCGGCCATCGACGTGGTGTACTCGCCGTTCACGGCGGCCACCGCGTCCTACGCCAGCGTGCTGAAGGTGCAAGAGTCGGACGCCAGCGGCTCAGGCCAGGCTGACATCAGCGGCCTTTCTGTGACGGCTGGTGCCGGCAGCACGACCGGCGCGGCCGCCGGTGCTGTGGCTCGGTTCAACATCGACCTGCGTGGCCGCAAGCGTTACCTGACGGTGGTGACGAGCCCCGGCAACACGGTGGCTGTCGTAACCAACGCTCGGCTGACCAAGGCTGAGCAGGGTGCGACTGACGCCACCACGGCCAACGTGAACAACTACGCCAGCCTCTGACGCTGGACACGAATAGTAAAACGCCCAAGAGCGGGCGGCTGGGTTCGCCCGGCCGCCCGTTTGGCGTTTACCAAGGAGCACTCGTGAAGTTTCGCGTAGGCAACATCGAGCACGACTTGCGAGTTGAGGCCGCGTTTAGCGTGCCCCGGCTCGGCTTTCAAGACAACTTCTTCTGCACGATGCAGAGCCTGCTGCCGCTGAACATTCGCCCTACGAAGTTCACTGGTGCGTTTTGGGAACAGTGCTTAGACCGCGTGCTGCTGGACATGATTGATCGCACCGACTGGGTGCTAGTAGTGGACTTCGACAGCGTGTACGAGGCCGACACTGTCCAGCGGCTTATGACGGCTGCCCTAATCAGCGGGTACGACGCTGTGGCCCCGCTGCAGACAAAGCGTGACGAGGGCGTGCCCATGTTCACGCCTGATGGCCACGACGGCACCATTGGCCAGGTGCAGCTGCCAAACGCATGGTTTGAGGCGGTGATACAGCCCGTTGAGACGGCACACTTCGGCTGCACGCTTATCCGTTCATCAGCACTGAAGCGAACGCCTGCCCCGTGGTTCTTAGGCACGCCCCGGCCTGATGGGCATTGGGGCGACGCCCCTGCCGGCGAGGTGACAAGGACGGACCCAGACATCCACTTCTGGAGGCAGTTCAAGGCGGCTGGCAACACGCTGGGCATCGCCCCGCAGGTGGCTATTGGCCACGCAGAACTCAAGTTCACTTGGCCGGGCCGGGATCTCAAGCCCGTCTATCAATCGCCTAGCGACTACTGGAACAAGGGAGGCCGAAGGCCGCCTGAGGCGTGGGGCAGCATTGAACACGGGGAGATGAACGCATGAGAGATGACCAAGCCCGTATCCGTTTCGTGCGGCCCTACCAAGCGTACAGGCGCGGTGACGTGATCGTGATGGATAAGGGGCCAGCCAAGAGCCTCGTACTGCATGGCTACGCCGTCAATCACGTTGAGGAGCAGCCGCTGCTCGAGGTGGCCACCGTTGAACGCCGCGACGTGGAAACCGCAGACGCCCCGCGCAGGAGAAAGCGCCGATGAGGTACCGCAGTCTGATTCGCAGCACGGAACCCACCAGCAACCCGGTGACGCTAGCCGAGGCGAAGCTGCACCTACGCATTGACAACACGGACGATGACGCCCTGATTGGCAACCTCATCACGGCGGCTACCCGTTGGGCTGAGGATTATTGCGACCGGACGTTTTGCAATACGCGGTGGCAGATGCGCGTAGACTCGTTCTACGGGGCCATCGGCTCGCCGGTGCAGTTTGGCTTGAAGGCGGACGGCAACAACATTGACGGCCGCCAAGGCACCGTGCCGCAGCTGGACTTGGAGTTGCCACGCCCGCCGATGGTGACGGCCGGAACGGCCACGGCTATCACGATCACGTACACGCCCGCTGTAAGCGGCACCACGGCCACGCTGGACGCCACGTCGTACCGGGTGGACCGCCAGGCCACGCCGGGAGTTTGCCGCCCGCTGTACGGCCAGACGTGGCCCTCGCACCTTGTCGATCAGAACAGCGTCACGGTGACGTGGTGGGCTGGCTACTCGCCAGACGGCACGAGCGTCCCGGCCCCGGTGAAGTCCGCCATTCTCATGATCGTCTCGCACTTATGGAGCAACCGTGACGCAGCCCAAGAGGCAGCCTTGAATGAGGTTCCTTTTGGCGTCAAAGCGATGCTCGACACGCTGCGGTGGGGGAGTTATCGCTGATGATGCTTCCGGCTGGAAAAATGTGGACCCGCGTGACGATTCAGCAACCGTCTCCAACTGCGAACGAAGTTGGCGAGCCGGTGCTGACGTGGTCAACCTTCGCCACCGTGTGGGCTGACGTGCAGCCGCTGTCGGCTCGAGAGACTGAGCGGTACGCCGAAGCAATTGGTTTTATGAGCCACAAGGTTCAAATTCGCTACCTTGACGGGCTCACGTCAGCCATGCGGATTGTGTACCGAAATAGGGTTCTTGAGATCGGCCAGATAACGGAACAGGACAGGCTGTGGCATCAGGAAATCGTCTGCACTGAAAAAAGAGACGCATCTTTCGTGCCTACTGTTCCTTCTGCTCCTGTGATTTACACGGCTAGGGATACGGATCCGATTCAGTGGACAACTCCCAGTGACGGCGGATCTGCTCTCACGGGGTACAAGCTCTACAGAAACGGCGTTCTGGTGGAGCCTGACGACCCAGGCAATCCGTGGACGCAATCTAGTTCGGACACGTATGCAGTCGGGTCCGTAATGCAAGTCCGCGCCGTAAACGCCGTTGGCGACGGGCCGCTTTCAAATCCGGTTACGGTGTCATGAGAAACACGCCATGAGCCTGCCCGAAGCACCAGAAGCGTTCCTGTACGCACGCTTGACGAGTCGAACGGCCGTCTCTTCGCTCATTAGCACTCGCGTGTATCCGCTCATTGCCCCACAGGGCACCCCGCTGCCGCTCGTCGTTTATCAACGCACCGCCGTTGAGCGTCCTCAGTCGCTCGCCGGCAACGTCGGCAATCCCGTGGTGACGCTGCAGCTGACTACCTACGGTACGTCGTACACGTCGGTGAAGTCGATTGCTCGAGCGGTACGCCTGGCGGTGGACGGCTGGACGGGCACGACGGCAGGCGTGACGATCCAACGGAGCACGCTGCAGACTGAGGCTGATGGCGTGGACATGCCAGCCGATGACCAGATGCTGCCGTACTACTCAGTGGTTCAGACGTTTGACTTCCGAATCAATGAGGCGACGTGATGGCAATGCCAGCCATGAAGTTTGAGTTCCCAGACTTTGAGGAGCTCAGAGAAGGCTTTCGTCAGCTACCGAAAGGGCTGTCTGCTATCACGCAGGGCGCAGCCGTGAAGCGTGCGATGCTCCCGGCCGTGGCAGCGTTAAAAGCAAACTCGCCCAAAGGGCCAACCGGCAACTTGGCTAGGGCCGTGAAGATTAAATCTGTGCGTTACGCCGAAAGCGGCACTGGTGCTGCCATTGTCGGATACGTCAAGGCAGGTACTGGAAAAGCAAAAGTTGCTCAAGGCGGCAAAGTCAAAAAAGGTTCAGACAGGGCTTTCCATCAGTTTTGGATTGAGTTCGGAACCAAAGAACGCAAAGTCAAAACACGATCAAGCCGTGGTTTTATGATTGCTTCGAGTTTTGGAAGCCTTGGGCCTTTTTCCATCCGTCGCCAAAGAATGGTGAAGGGCGGACGCAAGGTTGTTCAGGCCACGCCAAAATACCCGAAGTCTTTTTTTAAGGCAGCCAAGGCTGGCGAGGTGCTTGTGCTGCCCGCCGTGAAGGCTCAGCACCCGGTGCGGAAGACGTGGGAGCAAGTCAGTCCGCAGGTGGCCGCAAGTCTTACGAAAGAACTGCGGCAAGGGCTCGTAAATGCTCAGAAACAACTTGCGAAGTACGCAGCGAAGAAAGCCGCGAAGGCCGGCAAGTAACTGCAAGGGTTGCCACGCCGTCGCCTAGTTTTGGGGTAGGGCTTTGCCGCCCAAAACTCACTAGGAGAAGGCCACGATGGCGACTGATTCGCAGGGCAATAACTTCGTATTCTCTGGCGCTACCTACACCGTCACTAGCGTGACCGTGACGCCGGGCGGAGATTTGCTTGACAACTCGCACCTCGGCCTTGCAAGTGCATCTAATCGCACTTACCAAGCGCCGGCGCTCAAGGACGACGAGATCAGCTGCGAAGCGTTTGGAAGCAATTCTCTTGTGATCGGCACAAGCGGTGCTCTGAACTTTGGAAGCGTTGCCTATACCGCCACAGTTTCAAGCACCAGCATTGCCTACAGCGTTGGCGAACTCGTCAAGCTCTCGGTGACGTTCAAGGTGAAGTCGTAACGACGGGAGGCCGTCGTGGCGAATGTCGCTCAAGGCACGACCGTCACCTGGAGAAGCACTGCGCTCTCTGAGGTAATTTCTATCTCCGTTGACGGCGTGTCTGCGGACGTTGTTGAGGTAACGCCCAAGAGCTACCAAGGGCGCGATAAGCGCTTCAAGTCCGCAGACGGCGACTATGGCACCGTCACGGTGCGATGTCGTGGAACAGCGGCAATGAATCCGTCGTACATCACGACCACGGGTGCTCTTTCAATCACGGCCCCCGGCGCGTCGTTCTCGTCTGGCAAATCCATCCTTCAATCGCTTGCCTGGAATGCTAGCGTGGGTGAACTGCAGGAGTGGACCGCAGTATTTAAGATCACGGAGTGACGCATGGGGCTTGCAGAAGAAATCCTTGCCGCTGATCAGTCGCAGTCTCTCAAGGTGAACGTGCCTGAGTGGAAGTGTGACGTGTGGATTCGCACGCTACCTCTGGGCGAGTTGCAAGCGTGGGAGCTTGCCTGCCTTCGAGCAAAAGGCGATGGCATTGACGATTACCGCACGCGGTACTTGTGCAAGTGCCTCGTTGACGCGGATGGAAAGCCGCTCTTTACCAGCGAGCAACTCAAGTCGCTCAGCGGCACCGTTGGTGCGCGGCTCTTTAAGATTGCTCAGCGGCACAACGACTTAGACGAGAAGGAGATTGAGGACATCGGAAAAAACTCCTAGCCCGGCCGCTGGATGCCTTTGTGTATCTGCTGGCCGGGACGCTGGGAAGAACTGTTGAGGAGCTTGGCCGCACGATGAGCGTGGCTGAGTTCAA